CAAAACAACAAATAACATGAGTCTTTTTGCTTCCCGAAGTTTATTCCAAAGCCCACGCTTCCTTGCTCCTAACTCCCAAGATGTTACCACATTCGGAGAGGTTGATGAGGATTACGCCCATCTCGACCGCTTTCAAACTGCCCAGCAGATGAAGCGAGAAGCTCCCGATGATGTGGGTGTTTTTGAAGACGTAGGGACTGGTCTTTTGGCTGGTGTTGAAGGATTCGGAAGATCACTCATTGGCTTTGCTGATATGGTCCTGTTTGATGCCCTTCCCGAAGAATGGGAGGAACGCTCCTTTGATCGTCCACAAGGAATGGTGGGAGGACTTGTTGAAGGCATCACTCAGTTTGGCTTAGGTCTTGTTCCTGGTCTTGGAGTTGCGGGCTTAGCCGCGAAAGGAGCCAAGGCTTTTGGAGCCGGAAGTAAACTTGTATCGGGTGTTAAGACAATCACGGCTGGAGCCACGGCTGACTTCATTGCCTTCGACGAACACGAGGCGCGACTTAGTGACTTCCTTGTAGGGCACGATGCGACCCGTAACTCAATTACAGAATACCTTCAGTCCAACGAAGAGGACAGTGCCTTTGAGGGACGCATGAAGAACGTCCTTGAAGGAGGCGCACTAGGCGCAATCGGAGGAGTCCTTATCAAAAGCGCGAAGGCTCTTAAGAAAGGAAAACAACTGGATGGCTCGCCAGAAACTATTGCCGCTAAAGAAGCTGCTGACAAGGAACTTAAACATGCCCTAGTGGACACTGGACTCGCAACTGAGGAAGGCTTGAAGCTGTCCGATGAAGTGGACGCATTGCTTCCAGAAGCTTTATTGAGAGCACAAGCTGACGCGCAGATGGGCCGTCTGAACTACGTTGGAAGCTCTAACACCAAGTCGGACCCAACAAGCATCCTTCCTAAATACCCTGAGTGTAAATAGATAACAACAATTATAATAATCAACAATCATGAGTGAATCCTGTTATACCGGAGGTCCAGGAGCCCTCCAAAACAATGTCAACGCACTTGAACAGCTAGTGGGAGCGAAGACGTTTGCGGCGCAAAGAGAAGCTGTTAACGACATTACTTCCACGCTAGACAACGACTTTCCCACAGTCACGGAGGAAAACTTCAAGCAAGCGTTTGCTGATGTTATTGCCCGTGAAACAGTTACAGGTGGAAACCCAGAGGTTTATAGGAACGCACTAAAGATAGTGTCCACAAAGGATAAAGACGGAAACTACGTAAAGGATTCGTTTGCGCTTATCCAATCCGTGATGTTATACCAACACGCTTACACTCAAGGGATGCAAGTAAGCACTCACAGGGTTCAAGGATTGGCTGAACAAATAGCAAACTCCAAGTCCAAAGGGTTGGATGAAAAACAAGTAAAAAACCTAGAGCTTGAAATGATTGAAGCGTATGCACAGCTTCGAAACTACATGGCGCATCGTTCGTCTATTGGTTCGGGGTTGAGTTTCGCCTTCTCACAGAGACAAGCCAAAAACGTAGGAACTGTAACAGAATCCTTGAATAGTTATGTGGAATCGTTCTCCAAGAACTACAAGGACGCTTTTGAAGGTGACGACTTTCTTCAAGGTCTTGAGCGTAACAGTAAAACTAGGAAAGTCATGGAGCAGGAGATCAAAGACCTGGCCAATGACGCTGACCTGTCTCCTAATGTTAAAGCCGCAAAGGATGCGGTGACGGAGACCCAAGCGGATCTTGATAACTACCTTAAGACACGCGAAGCTGGCGCAAAGAAGACCACTGATGAAGCTGGCGCAAAGAAGACGGAAGTGGATCAGACGGAAGTGGATCAGACGGAAGTGGATCTTCAAGCCAAGGTGAAAGCGGCCAAGGAGGATGTTACTCAGTTAGCTCGCCTCAAAGACCTTCAAGATAAAGTGAAGGTTGAAGAGATGGACGCAAGCGCGATCCAATCAGAGATTGACAGTCTTAAGCCCGCCAAGGGTAAATCCCTTTCAAATCTCAATAAAAGGCTCGCTAAACTCAAAAAAGAAAAAGCATCCCCAGAGGAAATCGAGGATCTTACTAATCAGATCAAGGAGATTAAGACCGCCAATACAAAAAGAAACACCCTGCAAAAAAGACTAGACAACCTCAAGAACAACAACAAAGACATTGCTAAGGTTGAAGCAGAGATTGAACAGCTAAAAGGTAAGGTAGACAAGATTAAGGAACTGAGAAAACTGGAAACCACCTTAGAACGTCTTAAGAAGCCTAAGAGCGACATCAAGAAGACCAAAGAGCAGATCGAAAAGATCAAGAAGGCTCGGGAAGAAGAAGCCCGAAGAAGGATTGAAGCATCGGAAATCACAAGTGAAACCAAATACAAGAAATTCATTAACCAGACACTTGGATCACGGGATGCTCGCACCTTAGCTAAACGCCTTACCTTCGCTGAAAAGATGGGGAAAGGCGACGAGGTTACACGGACCATAGCCGAAACAGCAAAGAAGTCAGGATTCCACAAGGTTCTGGACGCCGGATTGCAGTGGTTCACAGGAAGCCTCCTGAGTGGTCCTCCAACATTCGTTCTTAACGCAGTAACACCCACTATTTCCCGGACTCTTCAACAACTTGAGCTAGCCACAGGTGCATTGATGACAGGTAACATTCCTCTCTTCAGAGCATCTATCTCCATGCACAATTTATTCTACGGTGTAGGGGACGCTTTCAAAATGGGAGGAGCAGCCCTAAAGATGGACAAAGACGCTCTCTTAGGAGGTCCACGTGTTTTTGATGACTCGGGAGATGAGATTGGAGCATGGGCTTCATCAAACTTTACAAAAAACGCTTTCCTCAGTAGTCAACCAATGGCGCAGGTCATGGACACCATTAACTTCCTTACACGGCTCCCTAACAGGCTCAACGGGTCGGTTGACACGCTTAACAAAACAATGGCCTCAATGCAGTATATGAGGACGCACTTTCTGTCTGAAGCTATTGCCAAAAAGATTCCTCACGGTGAAGTTGAACAATACGTTAATAAGAAGGTCAAAAAGATGTTCAACAAGGACGGATCACTTTACTCGGAAGCTAGGATGATGCGTTCCGCAGTTAAACAAGCGAACGACGAAGGGTTGAGTAGGGCTGATGCTGTTAAGTTCCAACAACGAGTTGCCGAGATCATGGAGAAACAAATCAACGACATCGGTATGGATAAATCAAATGCTGATGTGTTATCCCGAACCACTGAAAGGTTTGCCCGTGAAAGCACTTTCACCGATGAACCAGGAGCTTACACAAGGCTTATCAAACAAGGTTTGAACCACATGCCCGTGTTTAAGTTCCTTATGCCGTTTGTGAGCACTCCTATGAACATCCTTCACTTTGGATGGAGACGCACACTTCCTGGTTTGGGTATCGAAAAGCTAAGTCCTCTCATAAGAAAGACCGCTGATCAACGGAAGAAGGACTGGGCTAAACTCACTCCGATGGAACAAGCAGCAGCTAGAGGACGATACGCAACCGCAGTGGGAGCATCGGGGGCAATGATTTACTTTGCGACCCAGAACAATGACCGAATCACCGGAGGAGGACCACGAAACAGAGAAGAACGTAATGCTTTGATGGCGACCGGATGGAGACCTTACTCTTTCGTGCTTAATAATGAAGACGGATCAAAGACGTATGTCAGTTATGAACGGGTAGACCCCCTAGCAACTATGATCAGTATTATCGCTGATGCGGCGGAGTTCACAAAGATGAACCCTGATGATAATGATGGTTTTGCCGAGGTGTTCTCAGCGTTGTCCTTTACCATTGCGGAGAACATGACGGACAAGTCATTCCTTCGTGGAGTTAACAACATTCTTAACCTCACACGGGAGCCGGAAATTTATCTTCCTAAGACGTTCAAGGATATTGGATCAGCAATGGTAGTCCCAATGTTTGTGGACAAACTAAAAAACGCCAACGGCGAACAGATGCTTAGAGAGTCACGAACACTTTCAGATGCGATCTGGCGTAAGGTTCCGATTGGAGAAGAAAGAGTTCCCCCGAAGAGAACTTTTCTTGGTGAAGCTGTTTACAAGCAGAATCCAGGAGGAGTCTTAGCGATGCTTAATCCCATCTACATCCAGTCCACCAAAAACGACTTAGTGGATGAAAAGATCCAAGGACTTCTGTATGGATTCTCGATGCCTCAACATAACTGGACAAAGGGCAAGGAAACGGACATGAGAGAGTTCTACAATCCCGATGGAAGACAAGCCTACGACCGCATGTTGGAACTCACCAGTGAACACAAGATCTACGGACGAACCCTTCGCCAGTCATTGAAGGCACTGTTCAAATCTCCTGCATACAAACAAGCCGAACAGAACTTCCAGCAATTTGGAGGTGGTGAAGGTGACACCGATCCCCGAGTTCGTCTTGCGAAGAGAGTCATCACACGCTACCGTAGTGTCGCCAAACGCCTTGTTATTCAAGAGTTTCCAGAACTGCAACAAACTGTTAAACAGGTGCAACAACGTAACTATCAACTCCGAACCGGACAATCACTAAACCCAATCCCATCCCTTTAAAACATCATGGCTTTAACAACAACAACCGCCCTGTCATATTATCAGCAAGAAAGCGCCACAATATCTGAGTGGACTAACCCTATTACCTTCTCCCTGGACGCCTTAAGTGCTGACGATATTGAAGTGTGTGCGATAGCCTCAACAGGTCCATCTGGATTCCAAAGGACTGCTCTTGTAAAAGGAGTTGACTACACCTTGGACTTTGACGCAAAGACAATTACTTGCACGGACACACACTGGACTGATCTCGACGCGATCCAAGACGCGACAGGTAGCGGGGGAACTTCATATCCACCTGATCAGATCCGAGTCTTTAGATCCACTGGAGTGGGGTCACTTGTGGATTACACGGACGGTGCTGTGTTGAATGCTGCCGATCTCAATCTTTCCTATAAGCAATCCTTGTTTGCGGCTCAAGAAATGAACGAAGACGCTGGGTTCACTAGAGGAGGAGTTCAGAGTGTTACTGAAGGGACTTTGGGTGCTTTATCAGTGTCATCTGCAAAGATCCAAAACAACGCAGTGACTGCCTCAAAGATTGACGACAATGCTGTAACAACAGCAAAGATTGACGAGGAAGCCGTCACAGACGATGAGCTAGCAACCAATTCAGTCACCGAGGAAAAAATCGCAACCGATGCAGTCACCGAAAACAAGCTTGCAACTGATGCAGTAACCACCGTGAAGATCGAGGACGAAGCGGTAACATACGATAAAGTCAAGTCTGCTAGTAAAATCCAAATGGAAGGACAACTAGGGACTGGTACGCATGGAGGCGAGACAGCCGGCGTGGTGACTCCTGATGTGCTTAAGAATAGTCCGTTGGTTCCTAAGTGTTATGGCACAGTTAGTTATGATAACAGCACTCCTTCTGTAACAGGTGGATTCAATGTGCAAGGCGTGACTCAGACTGACGGCACTGATAACGAACGGACGATTGAATTTACTACAGGCATGGCAGGAAGTGATTACACAGTTCTTGTTACGCAACAGTTCAGCAGCACATCAGCTAATCGTTACCCCTACGTAAAATCCAAATCACAAAATAGTTTTACAATCGCTGGAAACAACGGAGACGGTGGAAGTTCTGCCTACTCATTAAACTTCGTGGTCTTAGGAAGCACCTACTATAGTTAACCAATGAACCCAAATCTTAACACACCTATGATCGGGATCACCGGATTGATTGCTAACATAACCCTTGAACAAGTGAACACATCAGTGGCTATTGCCGTAGGTTTAACCACCTTAACTTACATGGTCATTAAGATTTACTACGCACTACGAAAACGATGAAAGACGAATCACGCAGCATTAAAATGGAGGGTCTCCAGGATCTCTTGATTGACACCTTCATTGATCGAATCCAAAGTGGAGAGGACACCCCTGCGCTCTTAAACGCTGCCCGTCAGCTACTTAAAGACAATAACATCAGCGCAGCAGTCACCAAAGGATCACCCTTGGATAACCTAGTGAACATCCTTCCCTTTGATGACCCAACTGACCAAGTAGTCAACGAATGAGCGATCTTCCTAAACAACTCCAAGACTTCCGAAACTTCCTTTGGATGACTTGGAACCACCTTTCACTTCCAGCACCGACTCCTATCCAATACGAGATAGCCGAGTGGATGCAACACGGTCCACGCCGAGGTGTGATCCAAGGGTTCCGAGGTGTAGGTAAGTCATGGATTTGTTCAGCCTTCGTCGTTCACCAACTACTCCTTGATCCCCAGAAGAACATCCTGGTGGTCTCCGCATCCAAGAACCGAGCTGATGACTTCTCGACGTTCACGCTCCGCATCATTCACGAGATGGAGATCCTTGGACACCTAAAGCCCAACGACAAACAACGCTTCTCCAAGATCTCCTTTGACGTTGGCCCAGCGCAAGCCTCACACGCCCCAAGCGTCAAGTCCCTCGGT